GCATATCCTGCTCCCCGTCCTCGGCGGCGCGGATTTCCACCAGCCGCTTTTTGGCGCCGTTACTCCATGTCTTCATCCGGCTTCACCTCCAAAAGGTTCAATGCTTCCTGCATGTCGGCACCTTCGGCTTTCATTTCGGCGATTTTTGCCAAAATAGCGTTTTTGCGTTCTTCGATGGTCATGCGTTCACCCCCAGTGCGGTTTCAATTTCAGACAAGGCGGCTTCGTACTCGGCGTTCGTCTTCAACGCCTCTTCCAGCGGGGTGAGGATTTCCTCCCCGTCCCGGTAGAATTTGCCGCCGCTGTAGGTGTCGCCAATACCCACGGGGCGGTCTGCGGGGTCGATGAGATTTTCGGTTTCCGGCTCAGAATCAGAACACCACAGTACGTTGATAACTAAACCGTTTTCAATACGTGTCATACTCTTTGCCATTATGCCGCCCCCCTCGTATTGCGAATGACCGCAATGCCAGAACCTCCGTTGTGCGTGCCATTAAGCGCATTACCAGCACCGCCGCCTGTATTGGTAGCTCCATCGCTTCCCATATTACCACCGCCGCCTGCACCGCCAACGGGGGATACGCCACCCTTATTGCTTGCTCCAGCTCCACCTCCGGCGTACAGTTTTCCGTTTTCCTCGCCGAATTCTCGCGTTGTTGTTCCCTGCCCCTTGCCTCCATCGCCACCACCTGAGCCAGCGGTAACGCCATCAGAGCCGTCAGAGCCACCGTTACCGGCGCCACTTGCGCTTGTGCCACTGGCGCTTGCATGGACATATCCGCCGCCGCCAGACCCGCCAGCGGCACCACTTGAACCAGTGGGGTGCCCGCCACCACCGGCAGATAATCCGAAGGCAGATGTGGTTCCGCCATCAGCCGCACCAATCCCGCCAGAACCGATATCGATTTGGTATGGCGTATTGGTGGTTACGGGAATGGCTTTGCCCGTTTGAGTGTAGCCGCCGCCCGCACCGCCGCTACATATATTGCCGCCAACGCTCCACTTTGTACCGCCACCGCCGCCAACGAGAAAGACGTCAATTCCACCCTCCGCACCGTTGAGGTTGGTAAACGTCAGAGTGCCGGAGGTGAGGAAGCGGATTTTCCAGTTGTCTTGGGATACAGTGATAGGTTCATCAGAATCGTTGACGATCTCAAAATCGCCAGTGTAGGTGAATTCTGGGATGGTATTGAACGAAATGGCTGTGCTATAGTCGGTTGTGACCACAACATTCTTTTGAGCAGTCTTACCATCACCGGTGATGGTAACCGTCCACGTCCCGGTTGCAAGTCCCTTGAAGACAACCACGCCGCTGGTGCCGGAGTTCTTGGTCTTTGTCTTGCCGTCCTTGGAAACAGTCACCGTGACATTCGCCGGGGCAGTGACGGTAAGGGTGCCGCCGGAACCACCACCGCTGGCTCCAAATCCATATAAAGGCACCGCAATACTCATACGTACACCTCCACCATAATCGGAATATTCACCGTGGGCTTGTCCTCAAGGCAGGTAAACGTCAGCGTACTGCCTGACCGGGAAGCGAAGCTCACCATACCGCACGCCTCTTTCAGCGCAAGGTTGATGTCCGTGTTGCTCCCGTACACTGGATAAGCCATCGCACGTTTTGTATCCGTCAGACCGGAGACCGTAACAGACTGGGTATACGGGGCGCTGGCAGACCAACCGGCAGCAGTTAACGTTGCAGTCTTTGCAATCGTTTTGGCATTACTTAACGCCGTATCTACGTACCCCTTGGTTGTGGCATCAGCGCTGTCCGTGGGCGCACCTAATGCTTTGATTTGATGGGAGTTCATGACAATATTTCCGGTCATTAAACCGCCAGCACTAGGCAATGCCCCAACATTTTCAGCTTCTAGCTCAACGTTGCCATTGGAGTTAGGTTCTTTGCCGCACACTTTGGATACAGCACCGGTGCCATCCAAGCCCATACGGGAGACGGAGTAGGCATAAATCGGGGTTCCGGAATTGAACGTCATTGCAACTCGCGTCCACAGGTAAGCGCCCTGTGCTACCGTGGGAATGCTGCCTTGCCAGTTTCCGGACGGTATAACATTCCCGGATGTGCTGGCTTGATATGTTACGGACTGGCTGGTCAACAGCGCTGGGTTCCCGATGTCGCCCTTTTCGCCCTTGATCTCAAACCACTGGTACTGCGTCCAATCCGTTGGAGCAGTTGCGGAATTGCCGCTGTATACGCCCATCCAATTGTCAGGGAGAACACCGAAGCTATGAGAAGCTGCCGTGGGCTTCTGCGCCGCGTACCGAATCCAGACGTATGCGTTGTCGCCTTTGTCACCTTTCGCGCCGTTCGTGATGGTAAACGTGCTGGTGGTATTATCGTTATAGGTAATACGGTACGTGTCTACCAGCCCGCTGACGGAGACTTTGGCAATGGTTGAAATGCTCCGACCGTTTTTTACGGTGAAGTCAAAGGTAGTGGTGTCCGCCATGGTGATACGGTATGTATCCGTAAGGCCGCTGGTGGAATGCTTCACGATGCTGCTGATACCGCCATGGCCGTCAGCGGCGGCGGTCAGCCAGTTCAGAAGAATTTGTCCCGTCAGCTTCTTTGCCGCGCTGTCCTGTTCCAGGACGAAAAGGTCAGAAGCTTTTATCTGTTCCGCTGCAATCAGCTCGGATATTGCTTTATCTGCCATCTTCTGCCTCCTGTTCGGTCTCCTTGTCAGGCGCGGGAGGTGCAGACAGCACCTGAATGACTTCGTCAATTGCCTGCATACTGCCAAGAAGCCTATCCAGATTTTCACGACCTGCGACCTGAACGCCCTCAAGGGTATTCAGGACTGCCCTAAGTTTCATTACAGGATTCATTACTTACTCCTTTCCCAGCGTAATGCGAATGCCGCCATTTACCGGCATGATAGCCAGTAATTTTGTGTGCTGAGCAACGTATTGATTCCCGTACCACAGCTGCACTGTTTCGGCAGGATCTGCAAACACTGTAGCAATCGTCACCAGTGATGCGTCAGCGACTTGAATGTACAAGCTGCCTACTTGCTCAAAGAGATTAAAGTAGTCGCAGTTGAATTCTTTTCCTGTTGCTGTTTTTAATTTCTCCACGTGCAATCCCTCCTAGTTATTAGTCGTATACCAGCACATTCTGGGTGATCCCGTTACCGTCCGTAATAGGCCGCCAAAAGGCATCATGTCCGCCGATTGTAATATCTGTTACTGTAATACCTACGGCTTTGAGCACTGAAACAATTTTTGATCCGTTAAACACCTCATTCGAGTAGTCCGCATACCCGAGTGATATGTTTACGCCAGGAGTTGTATTGGTCGTACTTACGGTGCTTGCCTTAATCTCCAATCCAGAGACGCTACGAGATTCCAGGCCCTCGCCGTTGAAGTAGCCATTGTATTCACCGTCTGAGTCATAGCCATACTGGATTTGTCCAGCACTAACGCTTCCTCGGAAATAACCATTCTCAGCGTAGAAATTTCCGGAAGGTGTGATCTGCACGCCTTTAGCTTCTGAGCCGCACTGAATGCCGTTGACACCAATGTAAATACCCCGGCTGTTGGTGCCGTTCCAGACCTGATTGTTATAGCTTAGGTAGTCGGATTGAATGTCAAAACCGCCAATTTTGCCGCTTAAGGCGGTGATCTTCCCCCGGACTTCCGCGCCGGATTTGGTGACTTTGAACACCGTGGTATTATTGGCCTTGACCGTCCAGGAATCGTCAAGAAGCTCCCAGCCGAAGGACGAACTGTCACCGCCGGTTTTGGTCACCCGCGCGGAGATCTGGTCGCTCTGAATGTCCAGCCGCGAGGTGAGTTCATCTCCCTGTTCGATACGGGCAGAGACTTCGGCGGAAATCTGGTCGGCCTGAATTTTCAGTTGTGCCCGGGTTTCTATAAACTGACGTTCTACCTTACGTGTTTCGTGGGATTTATAGGGAGCGGATTCGTCGATTTCCTCAGAGCCGGGGGCGGAAACATCCGCGCGTATCATTCTCCCGTAGGACTTTGACACGCTGTAGATGCCGCCATAGGTTCCTTTAACCTGAACCGCGTCTCCAATCTCCGCCGCCGGGTCTAAGATTGCGCCTGTAGCCGTATACGTTTGGTAGGAAAAGCCGTTGATTCTGGCCAACATATCGTTTGCCATTTTCTGAGTTCCGAAAGGGTTTTCGGAGATCAGTTCCCTGCCGCTGTCTGTACCCGCCGTATACTCCACGCCGTCAGCAACCTTCAACGTGACGCGGCTGTACGCGCTGAGTGGGTCTGATATTTTCAGGCTGTCGGCGGCAGACCCGATGATGAACTTATCAAACAAGGATTCTGACACCTCCAAACGTGATTGCTCTGTTATCGCTTCCGCCAACAATCAGATAGTTGGTTTCCTTCGGAAGACCCGTGAGCGTGACCAGCATCAATTCTCCGGTGGCCGTCATAGCCCAGGAGCCGGTGTACATTGCGCCGATGTAGCCAATGACCTCGCGGCAGCTGTACCCGGCAGGGTACGGGATTTCGTAGCCAGAGGTGACGATTTGATATACCCGGCTATCCAGCGAGATGCCGACTGCATCGGAAATCTCTTTCAGAACTTCAATGTCACTTGCAGGCCAGTTAAGTGAGGATTCTGCCGGATAGTCTTCTTCCAGAAGAAGCATTCCGTCGTATCCGTGGAGCGTTAGTTTTGTCCGGTCACCGATCTCTCCTTCGCTCCGTTTGTCAATGTAATACTTTCCTTGTGGCAGCCATTCAGAGGCGGCATTCTCATTTGCAGCTCTGATATATGGCCGAAGAAGCGCACGTTTTGGGATATCACCATAGGGATGAATCATTTCAACGTTGATCTCACCGGCGCAGGTTTTTCCAACGTCAGGAGAATCGGAAAGAAGCGGTTGCTTCTGCTCCATGGATATCAGCAGCTCTTCACCGTAGCCGGTTTCGGCGCCACCGCTATCTACCAGAATGCGCACTCCGCCGAACGTGATTGCGCTTCCGCTTTTGTCAATTAGCTTTCCGGTATCACCGATGCAGAGGCGGTTTTCAAACCAGTGGTTGCCAGCTACAATGTCCCGGTATGCCTGTGATACGTTCTGCATAAGCGCCCGTCACCTCTCAATCAGTGGGAAGGTAATGCCGCTCCACCAATCGTCTTCCGGCTTCTCTATCAAGAAAGATGCAGGGTTGTTGTTGGAGTACATGGTCACATTGTTGCGGTACCCGCTCATAGGGTCGTAGTAGTCCACGGTCACATATTCCGGGAGAATGGTATGCAACACGGTCATAGCTTCCTCAGCCTTTAGCGGGCGGCAGGTGATGTCCAGACGGATTTTGGTCGTCACCCGGCCACGTTGCATTGTCCCGTCCATTGTGCGCCCGGAATTGGGTGCGTCAATGTCGTTGCGCTGCCACTTTACGCCCTGTTTGGCGATGAACGGCATGAAGTCCACGCCGTTTATCTTGAGCATCATCTTCATTCCGTTTTCACTCCTTTCGTTTATCCATACATTCTTGCGTTCCTGCGCTGAGCATCCCGGACAGCCCGGTCGAAGTCATATCCGCCGCCACCTCCGTTGTCCTGATTCCGCATTTCTGCAATAATCTGCTGAGCGACAGCATACAGGGCGTTGATGAGGTCTTCGTTTCCTTCACGGGTAGCCGTTGCGATACCCTCAACGATCTGGTCATTGTTGGCAACTGCGGTACGGTTTCCGATAGAGCCAACAAGTTCTGCCCCGGCTTCGCGGGCAATGAACAGCTGGCCTTGGTCTATGAAACCACCGTCGGCATAGCGCGGAATAGAAACGGTGGGAATCGCCGAAATACCGCCCGTATATCCGATGGTGTGCATAAGCGCATTGACAGCGGATATAATGGTATTTGTCGCATAGACGATGGAGTTAAGCCCGGTCGCCATGTTCCCTAGCACGTTGTTCCAGTACCCGACGAAGGAAATACTCACGCTTGACCAAAGGCTTGTCCACCCGCTTAAGAACTGATTGGAGAATGTCTTCTGCGTTTCCAAAATGTTGTTGAATGCCGAAGAAAGCTTTGGGGTTTCCTCCACCATTCCCGCAGAGAATCCTGTCACCAGTTTTGAACCAGCATCTTTCAGATTCGTAAAGATTCCGGTGGAAAGCTCAATGGTTCCGGCATCACCAGTCAGTTGCTTCATCGTGGTCATAAATGCGATATAATCGGTCAGAAGCGTTACCGCCGTCTCTAATTCCCCGTTCGCAGTGGTAAGCTTTTCATTCAAAACGGATGCGTCACTTGCTACGGCTCCGACCTTATCCGCAAAATCACGAATCGGATTCCCTGTGAAAAGTTTCCTGAAACCACTGACGATGCCGTCCCAAGTGATGCTGCCCATGCTATCGGTATAATTGGAGATTTCAGACGCCAAGCTGGTCATGAACACCGTAAAATCGTGTGTGTCAGACGTAAGCTGTGGAAGTGTACCATTCAGGTCGCGCATAGATGGAGCCAAATTGTCATTAAGCTCGTCTGCAACCGCGACAAGACTTTCCGTAAACAGTATGAACGCGCCTGCCAATTCAACGAGGATTGCAGTTCCTAGCCCGATAGCCAACGGGAGAAGTCCGGCACTTGCGACGGTCGCTGCTCCAAGTGCGGCTGTAACAACGCCGATTCCAACAAGCAGCCCGGTTCCGATACCTATTGCGGTGGCGATATCCTCGCCATTATTCAAAACGGGTTCCCACGCTTTGCCGATTTCGTCCAGTCCTTTTCCGACGCCCCAAATTTCCGCGAGGAACAGGGCGGTCGCAACCCCTAGTTCCAGAAGAATAGCCGTTCCTATGCCGACATTCAAAGCTACCGTTGCTCCGGCAGTGCCAAGGGCATAACAGGCGACGCCAATAGCGGCCATGAGTACGGTTCCGACGCCAACAGCGATGGCGACTGTTCCGGCGTTGTCAATGACCGGCTGCCACGCTTCGCCGACCTTGCTCAGTTCCCAGCCAAGAACCGCGATTGCGCCAACGAAGATGATTGCGCCAGCGGCTACTTCCGCAAGAATCCCCACGCCAAGGCCGATGTTTTTTGCAAGGCTGAGCATTTTGGGGCTTAGATTTCCGCCGATTGCATCGCCGAGGTTCCCTGCCGCCTCTGCTGTCTGCGATACAGATTGCGCAGCACTTCCGGCATTGGATATGCCTTTGAGCTTGGAGAAAAGGTCAAGAGCAGTGGCAATGCCGCCCATGATTTCGATAGCGCCAATCAAAAGTGTTGCTTTATCAACGCCGCTCCAATCACCTTTTTTGATTGCTTCCCAGTTGGTGGCAATTTCTGCTATGACAGAGGAAAGCCCTTGAATAGCCATTGCCCAGCCTGAAACATCCAATCGCCCAGCAAGAAAGCCAATTCCAATCGTTATATTGGTAAGTCCTCTAATTGCGTTGTTGGCATTCTCCCAGTTTGTTCCATTATCCGCTATATCCTTTACTGCACTGACTATTTCGCCAACTCCCTGAACGAGCTTTAGCGCACCGCCGAGTTTATACTTTCCTCCAAGGATTGCGATATCGCCGACCATTCCCGCAAACTCGCTTATAAGTTTTGAAACGTTGGAGAAGTTTGCTCCATTCTCCTGAATGTCTTTCAGCGCTTTCATGAACTCGTTAAGGTCGGCAATAAAACCGATTCCTCCGAGCGTGAGAGAGCCAACCTTAGAGATATTTTTGAAAAAGCCGGAAAGGGTATCTACACCGCGTATAAGCGATTCGGATATTTTCCACGCCAAAAACGTCGTGGCGATACCCTCCGCAACTTCCCCGATTTCTTTCAAGTGGCTTGTAATCCAGTCAACGGCAGGCTGTAACTTCTTCTTCCACTCGTCAATCTGCGTGGTTACTGCATTTTTCAGGAAATCGTACCCAGGCAAGTCTAAGCCAAGGTCTCCACCGCCTACACCTGCTCCGCTTCCGCCACCTCCCTGATTCTGGTCAGGGAGAACGTTCAATTCATCGAAACCGGCAAGGTATCGTTTCAGTTCCTTGGCAGACCCGGCGGCACTGTCCATGTTGTCGGCAATGGCGCCGCTACCGGCAGAAGCGCTTCCAATCGCATCCCCCCATTTCGGGGACTTTACCGTTACCCCGAACAGGGCGGCAATGGCCGCTATGATTTCCTGCAAGGCGCTTGCCACGGCAATAGCAATTGGCAGAACCTTCGTCAGAGTCGGGATAAAGATGTTTCCCACGGCACGTGCGGCTTGTTCCAGTTCCGCCCGTAGCACCCGCAGCATGTTTGCCGGATTTTCCAGCGTTCGCGCCATATCACCTTGCACTTGCGTTACCTGCGTCATCATGGCGTAGTACCGCAGCTGGGATTTCTCCGCCTGCGTCATGCTGGAAACGCTCTTGTCAATTCCAAGATTCAAGCGTTCCTGCTCCAACCGGGCAACAGACAGGTCGTAACCCAGCCGCCGCAGAGGTTCGAGTTCTCCGGAAATACCGGACTGAACCTTCTGCATTGCCGATTCAAAATCGATATTATAGAAGGAGGCAAGGTCATAACCCAACTGCGTCAGGTTCTTGGACATGAACGCTGCCTTGTCACCAGCCACACCGAAACCTGTGATAATGGTGTTAAAGACGCCCTGATTCCGCATCCATTCAGCGGGGTCAATGCCCATTACATCAGAAACCTTCTGGGCGTAGTTATAGGCTTCCTCGGCGTACTTCCCCATTGAAACAGTGAACAGATTCAAATCCTCCGTATACTGGGACGATTTTGCAATTGCGATACCCAAGAGCTTTGCCGCCGCCCGGTATATGGCCGCAAAGCTGATTGCTTTGAGCGCACTGTTCCAAGCATTTGTGCTTGTGGTTGCCCGCCTTACCGTACCGTTGTACTGCTCCGTCGATGTAATCAGCCTTTGAATTCTGCTTGGAAATGCCGAAAACCCGGAGGAAACCTTGTTCATTTCATCCGCAAATGGTTTCATGGCCGAAGCCAAGTCTTTCATCTGCTGAGTGAACTTATCAATATCCGCTTTCTCAAGCTCCTGGATGACCTCTGGCAGCTTTTTCAGCTGGTTGATGAAGGAAGTCATATTAGACCGGCCAAGCTCGGACAGAGGCTGCAATCCGGATGCCAGATTCCGCAGTTTTTCTCCGGGGGTGTCCGGCAGATTGGTGATTGCCTGATTGATGGCCGCCAGCTGGTTTCCGATGGACGCGGAGATTTTCAGGCTATCCGTCTGGTCTTTCAGGTTGCCCAGGGAGCTGCTAATGCGGTTTATCTTGTTCGCAAAATCGCCGGTATTCATGTTGTTCACGGCATTCTTGATCTGCGAAATTCCCGCTGCAACTTTGGAAAGGGCAGTTGTGGAACCGCTGATCGACGTTTTTAGCTCTGTCAACTTTTTTGCCAGAACCTCCACCCCTGCGGATGCCGCGGCACTGTCATTCACAATCTGAAACTCAATGCCCTGCATTTCCACATTGTCAGCCATTCCCTTCACCGCCCTTCTTCTCAAATTTCTTGTTGATGGATACCATAAACATCTCCATCATGGCTTTCGCCTTTTTGTCGCTCTTTTCCTGCTGGGTCAGCTGCTTTTCTCCACTATCCGCCGCTTTCCGCTGCCCAGTGTGCAGCTCAAAGGGCTGCTCCCGGTAGGGAATCGGCTTCGGCGGCCTCTTGCTGAAACTGAATCGAAGAACCGGGGCGGCATCCAGAAGGGCTTCATAGTAATAAGCCCCTTGCATCCACATATCCTGATTCTTCAAGTCCCGTTTGATCTTGTCAGCTTCCCGGTAGGCTTTCACCAGTTCCACGTCCTGATTCCAGAACTGGTCATAGGTCATGCCAATTGCAAGATAGTACGGGAATAACTTCTTGAAGATATTTGTGTAAGCGTAAGAGGGGGTAGGGGTCTCCCCACCCCCTCCGTTTTCGGAAAGAAGTTCGCTTACTCTACTGCTTCCCAGCCGGGGTTTCCCTCGTTTTCCTCTTCATCATCGGAAAGCAGGGTGTACACGGCCTCGGAGTACATTTCCGCCAGCACCTTCACAAGGCCGGACTTGTTGCTCAGCCCGTCATAAATCTTGTTGATGGTAGCAACCTTGGTGTTGGGATGATTCGCCGCGAAAGCGCCGCTGAACAGCATGGGGATCATGGTAGCGGGCTTGTCGCCAAGCTCATTGATGGAGAACCCGATCTTCTCCATGGCGGAAACCGTGGAGCGGGTGAATTCCAGCGTGTACTTCTTGCCGTTGTAGGGAATGCAGATTTTCTTAGCCATCGCTAATCCTCCTTAAAAATGTGTGGTCTGTGTTTTGGCTCAGGTCGCATCGTCCAGCTCAATGGGCGTGGACGGGGCAATGGAAATGTTCAGGTCAACGACCTCGTTGACGCCGCCGCCGGTGGCGTAGGCGGTCAGCTGACCATCAAACTTGAACTTGCCGTTTTCGCCGTTAGGCGTCAGGGTACCGCCAGTCTCTTCGCCGCCGAACCATACGGCGTAGCTCTCGGTCTTTCCAGCCAGCGCTTGCAGCGCTTTGTAGTCAGCCAGAGTGTAGTTCGCGGTGAACGCCAGCGCGTCCAGAGACTGGATACCGGCGATGTAGGTCTGCATCTTGTCAGACAGGGTAGTGGTTTCCAGCATCTCCGGATCGCCGCCCAGATCAGGGAATTCCTTGATGTCAATGAGCTTTTCGTAAGTGTTGCCGGTGGTTCCCTTTTTCATCAGGAAAACTTTATACGTGCTTATGGCCATGTTTAATCATCCTTTCGTTGTAATAAAAAACGGGCTGCCTCCTGTGAAGCAGCCCTTCGGCTCTCTTTCCGCCTTTACGGAAAGGTAAAGCATATTTACCTGCGGTAAATTGTTCCGCCGTCCGTCTCCGCCCGATACCGGGCTACCAGACGGTAAATCGTCCCGTTTTCCATGTTCGGAATAGGGGACAACGAAATTCGCGTAAAATTCCGTTTGTAGAGCATTTCGTCTATAACGCCCATAATCTCCCGGCAGGCGCTTTTCTTGCTTCCTGCCTTGTCGGAGTAGACATTAACCTCGTACATCAGCGTGGAAAACTTTTCCCGGTCGCTGCTGTCCAGCCTGTTCGCGGACATATAATTGTCCTGCTCTACGATGCTTACATAGGGGAATTTTGCTGGGGAGTTCACATATTCGCCGCTAACAGATATTCCTGGGAAGCGTTTTCTGAGTGCCTCGGCAATGGGGGTATAGATCAGCTTTTCAATATCAATCAAGCCCTGAACACCTCCATAACGATTCTCGGAAGCTCCTGCTCAATCGCTTTTCTCGCCTCATACATGGGCATTGCAGGAGGATTTCCGTATGTGTGGCCGCCGCCCTTGTCTTTGGGCAGATACCAGCCTTTGGGGTCGTCCCAATGACCTTTCCCGTCCGGGTAGGTGCCAGCCCCCATGCCAAACTCCGACGCTTCCGGGTGCCCGGTTCCGTAGGTGATTCCGGCTCCAAATTCAATGAAAAGAACGGATTCCCCATCGGCCTTTACGGCGTAACCATTCGGGATTGCCACGACGGACACGGTTGCATCCCTCATCCCGGTGTAAACAGCCCGTGAGAACCGAATGGAAGCCACAGAAGCACCCAGCATTGCCAGCCTTTCGGCCAGTTCCTTTGCCTTGTCCTTCTGCCAGCGTTTGTATTCCTTCAATTCGTCCTGAATCTTCTGAATGCCGGAAACCGACAGCGGAACCACAATTTTCTTGTAGCTCACGACACGCTCACCTTCGTAACGGCGATGGACACTGAGTTCAGAGACTTTGCCACCCGTCTGACCATGTAGTCATACAGGGGCTTCCCGTCCTCGTCATACACAGGCTCCTTGTCCAGAAACAGCACGGTATTCTCATCAACGGGACAGGTCATGTCATCCGTAACGATGACCTTGTCATACCCGGCAAGATTGCCGAACTGCTCCACCTGAGAAGCCCCGGTCGCAGCGGATACGTTGGCGCGGAAGGAAACGGCAGGTTTGTACACAACAGTTTCCTCGCCGGTTTCGTTGCCGTCTTCGTCGGTGACAGGCACTTTCCGATCATACAGCAGATACCAGAAGCTTTGCTTGTTTCGCTCCATGATTCTCATACTGTCACCTCACAGAACCCCGGCCATGGGAACGATCTGCCGCATCATGGATTCCGGAACGTCCCCGTTCTCGTAGGAACGGGAAATGCCGTTCTCGCTGTGAGACAGCTCCCCCTCGCCGCCCCGCTTGTTCAGAAGATACGTAGCAATCTCCACCTGTAGATAGCTGTACTGCTCCGGAACCTCCATAATGGAAGGGTCAAACGGGTATGCCCTGCGGCAAATCTTACTTGCCGCAATGCCAAGGTAGGCAGAAACCGTGCTTTCGTCGGTTTCATTCGCCATGGCTTTTACCAATGCGTTTTTTTCGGCTTCCTGCACGGTTTCTTACCTCCTTTCATTCTACGGGTTCTCCTGCCTTCTTGCGTGGTTTCTTGATAACGGGAATAGGATTATTCTCCGATAAACCAAACTTGGTGATAACTTCCTCGCGGGTGAGCGGTACGGGGTCGCTGAGGGTATCAACGACTACCGTTCCCATCACCACAGAAGTGCTCTCCAGTTCGCGCCGAGTAATCACCTTGTCCTTTGCGGTAAAGCCTACATTACGGAAGTGATCTCCCTCCCTCACATACACTTTCCCGTCAGAAACATAGAACATGGTGAACCTCCTTAGCCGTTGGTGATAATCTTCGCCAGCGCAATGGTCTTCGGGTCGGCCACGATAGACCAGTTGGCAGATGCCGCAAGCTGTGCATCCGTGGGAGAGGCGGTATAGCCAGAAGCCGGCTTGGTGAAGCTGAAACCGTTGGGGTGCATGGTTTCACGGATACGGGTCACCAGCGCGTCATAGCCGCCGCCCTTGAGAGCATCACGGGTCAGCTCGGAAGGAACCTTCACTGGGGCGGGGGCGTACTGAATTGCGCCAAGGCCGAGGACGTAGGTGGTGTAGGTGGCCGCTTTCGCACTTTCTCCGCTGGTAGCGGCGGTGGCGGGGCAGCTGTCATCTACGACAACAGTCATGCCATTCACGGTGCCAATGCGGAGGGGGCGCTCAACGCCGTTGGCGTCGGTGTATTTCAGGAAGTCCAGCAGCTTCAGGCCAGCCATATTGGTGGCGACCTTACTGTGCATGAACACCAGCCGGAAAGCGTCCTGATTGTCGCCCACGGCCTTCTGAATCGCATCGCCAATGGTGGTCGCACCCATCTTGTTTGCATCCGCAACAGTGGTGGATGCGGAAGACAGGTCAGTGATGTGGTTCGCCCAACCGGCAAACTCACCGCTGCCGGTCACACCGAACACAGCATTCAGGATTTTCAGCATGATGGACTGGCGCTGCTTCTGCCAGTACTTGGACACCTGAGACACGATCTGCTGCATGGGGTCGGCACCGCTGTTGTAATCAACGATGAAGTCCTTCTCCTTCCAGCCGTGGGCGCGGCCAAACACGATGCCATTCTGAGCGCTGCCTTCGGGGTCGGTCAGGGTGATGTCAGTTGCGCCATCGTAGTTCTCAGGAGTGCCGCCAATGACTTTGTAGAACGGCAGCGTATAAAAGTCAGAGCCGTTGGAAATCAAGCCCGCCAGTTCTGCGTTCGGGGCGACAGCGCCGCTCTCAAACATCGCGGTCAGGGTGGGGTCTTTCGCATTTGCCCAGTTGTAGTTAAACAGCTCGGGGTCAAACGGAAAGCCAAGATAAGTAGCCATAATGTTTTACCTCCATAATCATTTCAAAATTGTTTTCCAGTCAGGATTGTTCTTGATAAACTCCATCTGGGATTTGGTGTCGAGTTTCAGGAAGTCCGCCTTGGTCATTGCGCCGCCGGGGCTTCCATCCGCGCCTCTGGGCGTTCTTTTCAGCTTGTCCGCAATGACTTTTTGGGCGTATTTTTCCAAAAACGTCTGGTTGTTGGCAAAAACCGTAGCCATATCGCCGGATTCCATGGCCGCCGCAGTAGCGTCCGCAAGGGCTTCATCATAACCCTGAGCAACCAGCTTTGCTTTGTAACCGGCAACGGTTTTTTCCTTCCGCAGACCGGCCAGCTCCTTTTCCATGTTCTCCCACTTCTCGGTCTGCTCCTGCTGCTTCCGCTGCTCGTCACTCAGAAGCGCGTTGTGCTTACGCTTCCACTCTGCTGCCTCGGTATTTGCTTTGGACAGGGCAGTTTTCTGCCTTTGCAGCTCTGCGGCGTTGTCCTCGTACTCAAAGCCCTCCAAAGCGGCAAGCTTCTGTTCGGGGGTCATGTCCGCATAACCTTCAATGAGATTTGTGTCGATTTTTGCCATAATTATTCCTCCTGCGTTTGGTGAGGCGGTTCCCTCCGCCGTGATCTCTGTTTTTACGGGTTGTCTCCCGTCTGCGTTTTTGATAGAGCAGCTTCCCTGCTGCTGTTATGGAGGGCTGTACAGGCTTCGATCCTGTGACCTGCGGATTAACAGTCCGCTGCTCTACCAACTGAGCTAACAACCCGTGTAACCCCGGCTTACGGTGCCGGGGAACCGCTTTGCCCGTTTCCGGGTTTCGTCGCCGATAGAGAGGATGTCGGCGATATATATGGCGCGAGGCCGATTTGAACGTCCTTCTGTGGGGGGAGAGGTGAACCCCATTCGCTGTCTGCCGCGCCTAATTTTAAGTTTCTGTTTGCCTTACCGCTTATCGATGCCGCAGTGTAAAAAAGAAGGGCTTCCAATACCATTTCTGGTATCAGAAGCCCTTCGGCTGTTCGCTGCTCCCTAGAACAGTCACAAATTATACCATTTGGTGTGGCTCTTCCGCGAAAGGTGCGGCGCTCTTTGCCAAACAGTCAGTTAACCTTCTTGCGCCGAATCTCAATGACCACGATCTGGCCTTGTTCGACTTTGATTTCCGCCTGATTCCGGCGGTGGATGATTTCCTCAATCGCCCGAACCGCTTCCGCCGTCAGTTTGGTTCTCACTTTGGTTTCCGCTTCCATCGCCGTTACCTCCGTTCTGCGCGGCAAGCTTCGCCGCTTTTTTCTCCTGTTCCGCCATGTAATCCATGCTCATTCGGTAGGCCAACTGCGGGTCGGAGAACATACCGCAATGGGTAAAGGCCAGCTCCGGTGCAATCTGTTTGCACCCCAGCATGGTAACAAGCACACTGGCTTTCTGCGCGATATTCTCATAATTCCGCCGCGTGAACCGGATTTCCAGTGCCGAGAGTTTCAGGCTCAGATGCCCCATGTCCCGGCAGATACGCAGCACCAGCTTCAAAAATTCCTTTTCGGACTTCTTGAAAACCAGCTCTGTGTCCTTGGCTCTGGCTTCCGCTGCCGACCAGCCGTCCCGCATGATGACCGCTGATCCGGTGTCAGAGGTAGAAGTCCCTCCGTTCCGGTTGGGCATTCCACAGATGGTCAGCACCGTTTCATACATGCTGTCCACAAGAGTCTGCGTCTGGGTCTGATTCATTTCGGAGGTCAGATATTGAATCTCCGCTTTCAGTGTGGCGTCAATATCCCTGAACTTGATTGCGCCCTCGTCCCGCAGCTTCTTGTAGTCCTCGCTGCTGATGTCAACATTATGGAACAGCATCAGTGCTTGAACGAACTGCTCTACGCCGTCAATTCGGTTGCTCTCCGTCATGTTGATTGCGTCAAGCAACGGAATCACGATTTCAAATGCTCCTAAACGAGCCATGTTCGCCGGGTACTCCACAATCGGGATTCCCAAAATCTGGTCTTCTGCGCGAATAACAGCCCATGTGTTCCAGACCTCGAAATACCTGGTTTCTGTCCAGCAGGAGAAAACGAGCGTTCCGTCCTCTTTTAGAACATACCGTACACCCATCATGGGTTTATGGCCAAGCCCCACAGAGTACACCACGAATGCGTATCTTGGGTCAAGGGTGAATATCTCAAAAGGAGCCTCGTCTTCCTCGACATCCGCCAGAACGTCCGGCAAAGTCATTCGATAAGAGGTACCGCAAGTGAAGAACCAATCGGCAAGTTCCTTATCCTTTTCCGGCTTGTCTTCGGACAGCATATAGTCATTCAGTTTCAGCACTTCGGAGGAAATGTCTTCGTCCCCACCACGGCTTACGTACTGGATTGGTTCGCCGACCTGATAGGCCGATTTGAAAGATACAATCTCATTTGCTCGGTTCTCCACAACCATGTTGTTGATTTCCGGGCGGACTTCCTTTACGCGGTTAAGGATTGGCTGCTCTCCCTTGTAATACCAGTACAGGTAATCAATCTCTGCCTGATTTTGCAGGTGCGTAAACAATGCCTTTTGTAGCACGTCGATGATATTCCCCTCGTTTATATCCGTAACCTCGGTGTAAATCACCCGACGCCCGAATAACCGTCTGCTCTCCGTATTACGCACCCCCTTTTCCGGAAATCTATTTTCTCATTTACCATTATACCACAGTAGCCGATGGTTGTCTACTTAATTCTCGTTCGTAAACCATCAGAGAATAAAAACACAAAGCGCATCGGGTGAAGTTACCTACACCCAACGCGCTCACATCCAATATTTACTTGTTATTTGCCGCTAATCGTGTCTGCGATCCCTTTAATCTGGCTGCAAACAGCAGCCAGAACGTCGCAGTACATCCCAACCCGCGCCTTACCAAGGGCAAGTTCCCCGGTTTCGGGGTCAGCCTCCATGTCAAGCATATCCAACAGCATTTCCGTTGTTGCAAGAGCCATGTGAGCATTCATCCAGATTTCGTTCATTTTTGCGGTTGTCATACGGTCTTGCCCTCCCCCAGAAACTTATTCAGGAAGAACGTCTGTCCTTTGCCGGTAACTTTCGGTGTCTTGCTCACAGAGGTATGTCCGTCACTGTGATTGATGACCGTTTCCTTGATACGGAAGAGCCCCTGCTCCATGCTGGACTGCGTGGGCATGTTGTAATCCGTGCCGTTGCGCTTGATTAAGTACCCATTGTCCCGCATCCACCGGAACAGCCGTCTTTCGCCCATGTCCACACCATTCTGCCGCATGATCTTTGCCAACTCACCCACAAGAACCGTGCTACTGGAAGCGGCCACGCTATCAGCGAACAGAACTTTGGGCGCATCTGCCGAAACCTTCGCTTCCAATGCCTTGCGCTTGTCCGTTTCAGCCTTTAAGGCAGTAGCTACCTTGAGCAGATAATCAGGATTCAGAATCGCAGCTTCCAACGTCTCCGGGGTCATGTAGGCTCCGTGCTTGCGGACGGAGGGAAGAACCTCACTTGTGACCCAACGCTTGAACTTCTTGGCAGAGGGGAGTTTGCTGGAAAGCACAAGGGAATAAAGGCCGCTTTCGTTGATGACGGTTGCTTTTGACTTGTAGTTAGAACCAGTACCCTGAACCAGGGTGGTGGTTTTATCTTCATCATCCACATGGGCGGAAAGCGCATTCTCCGGTTTCGCATATCCAAGGGCCTGTGCAACATCCTTTCCGGACAGCCAATATTCGCCATCAATCTCAACTCTGCGAATAGAGCCAAATTCCTCGTTGCTAAATACCTTGATTTCGTTGTTCATAAATTTTCCTCCTTGATTTCAGCCCGGAGGAATGATAGAATGGATTTACCATCCTTCGGGTTGGTGTTGTGGATAGAGTGTTGGTTAGGTTTGCGAGGCCGCCAACACTCTATTTTTTCTTTGCCAATAACAGCCGGATTCCGTTTCTGATTGCTTCTCCCTTTGTAATTCCGTTTTTGAGACAATATTCCTGCAATCTTCTGTCCGTTTCGGCATCCAATCTTACGCTAAATCGGACATCTTTTGGATTTTCGGCTTTTGGCCTTCCGGTTCTTGGTGACACCTGCTCACCTCACTTTCTGTCACGCATTAAGTATAATATATGCGTGACAAAAAGTCAAGCATTATTTTAGAACGGCCTTTTCATAACTTCAACCTTTGCCAGCCTGAAAGATTCTGAATAGTCAACCAGCATTGCGATACTGTCCACCAAGTCATCATTTTTGTTCTTTCCGGCCATTGTGTATCCGCAAAGCATACTCATAGCAAGCCGATACTCCTTATCGCCTTTGTATGCGCTTTCGTCCTTGAAAAGAAAATGCTCTTTGGCATATCCGGCGGCGATAATAATTCGTGTTTCTTTGTTCGTGGTGGAGAACTTTGTCGTGATTTTTGTTCTTCCGCCTTCCTCTTTCACACGCTTTTGCACATCTGCCGCGATTCTTCCTCCTGCGGAGTTGCTTTCAAAACGCGCAGCTTGAACCCTGTGCTTTAGCAGTTTTGCCACAATTCTTGCTTCCACAATTTCCGGGTTAGAATTATCGCATATAAAATCTTCAATATAGTAATCGTCACCATACTGGTACGCAATCGGCATGGCGCAATAATCCGTTCCTCTGTCCTTTGTATCGCAAGCGGCAATGATTGCATCTGGCTCTTGGTCTGGAAGGTCAAAATAGCGGCGAAGTTCATTTTCTTGGTAGAGCAACCCCATTCTTTCTACAGGCTCATTTTGATACAGCGCTTTCCAGCTGACCGAATCCATGATATCCCGCTGTTCCCGGTAAAACTTGGTGGAGAACCCCACGCCAAACTCATAATCAAAATTGCTTTCGTCGTCCTCGTTCATGGCAGGAATCCGAATGAATTTCGCCCTGGGATTGTTCTCATATTCCCGTTCCAGCCGCCCAATCACATCATGAACGCTCCACCGGGTAGCAATATGAAGCTCTTTGCATTTGTCACCGATTTTACGCTGCCGCAGGTCGGTGGTGTAAGTCTCCCACAGCTTGTCCAGCCGCTCTTTGGATAGCGCGACCTCAATACCAGATACCAGATCGTCGCAATACAGCAGGTTCGCCGCCCGGTACAGACCGGCATTGCCCGTTCCTATGGAGGTAAATTCCAGCGTCTCAAATCGCTGCCGCTTATCAAGGTCAATTCGGCAGTCCTTTGCGTTGGTGCTGGACACCTGAACGGCAGGGAAGACATCATGCCATAGATATTCCCCCTTTGCGTCAAACAGCCGCAGACATTCGTCATACACGCCCCGCACAAAGGAATTGGAGTGGCTGCCAGTCAGATTCGGGTTGTTTGGGTCACGTCCGGCGATCCAGGTCAGCAGGAAGATTGCAAGCGTGGTCTTTCCTACGCCGGGGGGCAAACTAACCGCCAGCAAATCCAGCTTGTCGTCTCCGCACAGCGCTTGTAGGGCATCAACCACGGGCTTTAGCTGCTTCTTCCGTGGCTGATAAAACCGCTTTTTCGCCTGCCTGTCCAGCTCCATATAGGTGAGATAGCTGTCAAAGTCATATGGAGCCTCAAACAATAGGCCCCGCCGCCAAAGGCTGTAGAAGCCCTCCACCTGAGACATGGGCACTTTATCCATCATTCGGTCGCACATATCCTTCAATTGTTTATTCGCCAGATGTGCCGCCGTGAAATCAGTCTCAGCCCATGCCTGGCACAGGGAAAACAGGTCTTCATATGCCCCGATATCACCCGGTCTGTTCTCGATAGCCCCCAGAATGGAGGCTGACAATTTCTCATAATCCATACTCTCACCTCACAGAGCGTCAGCTTGTTCAAATGCTTTCAGCAGTTTGGGAAACTGGATTGCGAAGAAATCCACCATTTCCTCGTTCTGCGCCCAGCTGGAATTTTCTGCAAGGCCGCTTTCAAATAGAAATGCGTGAATGATCTCATGCCGCTTCACCTTATTTGTCTGAACCAGAAGGTTTTGCTTGCAATTTGGTTCCCCCTTGCTGTCTTCGTAATTTTCGACCAGCATCTCTTTCGTAGTTTCATCACAGAAACCGTCACAATCCTTGAGCCTTGGCTCTTTGCTTCCCCGAATTACTGTAAGCGTATATTCTGCTCCCAAAACGTCGATTTTCATAAATTCCCTCCTGATACAAAAATAAGGGCTGCCCGTGCGTATCTCAGCACAAGCAGCCCTTCGGCTATGGCTCCCACCTATGGGAACATTTATTCACTTATGGGTTTGCCCCCCTATACATGCTTCATGATCTCTATCAGCACGAATATGGGGAACAGAATAATTAGCAACACCCACATAGGTCAGACCTCCTTATTTCAGTTCGCAGTCATACAGCGTAACCAAAATGGCAATATTTTCTTTTGGTAATTCAACTCCGGGTTCATCAGCCATATCGGTGAGGCTCAAGAACTTCCCTGTAACCTTAGCCACGTCTAGAGGTTTGTACTCCTCTGCTTCGGCGATAAATTCGTCTTTCATTTGGCAGTGATATACAACTGTACGGTCTCCGTTCCGCAGAACCTGAACAATAAGCGTATTTCCGTTCTCCAAGGTTGACGCAGCAGTTTGACCAACAATAGAAACCTCGTCACCTTGTTTCAACGCATAGACATCAACATCTGCGGCAACTGTCGGCGCGTCGCCTTTCCCTCCACACGCCGTTAATGTCACGAGAAATACGATAATGGCGCTAATGCGCAATAGTTTTTTCATTATTATTCCTCCTTTTGGTCAATCACGATCTGATCTGCTCTTCTGGCACCGGGCTTGCGCTCCTGAATGACTACCTCATAGCCTAGAACGTCCAGCATTTCGACTGCTTTGTCGAAGGTCATGTTGGGGCTTAGAAGCCTTGAGCTTACATCGTTCCCTCTCTGTTTGCCGATGGCTTTCGCCATAGAGATAAGAGAGATGTTTTTCTCTTTCATAAGGCTGCGAATCGCTTTGTTGATTTGCATTGGTAGCACCTCCTGTGTGCCTTTAATATACACTAGATATATTTGATTGTCAATAGGATTGCCAAAATAAAATTGGTGATGTGGCGACCGGAGGGAGCTTTTATATAGTTGGTTCTTGCCTTTTTGCTTTTTGGCGATTTTTTAGGTCTGGTAGTTCCTTTTTTGTTTTTGCGGGATTTTTGAAATGTTGATTTTGTGCAGCAAAAAATAAGAGAGCCCCCGCAAAGGATGGCTCTCATTAAGTTGACATTATTCGACAATCTGTGTATAATAAATTCCGTGGAACCCACCGTCCGCGTCGAGTTTCCTGGCTTGCCATAGCCTATCTCCTTTGTAGACGGTGTACGGTTAAAAAGACGGTTGCCTGTCATCCCGCGAGTGCGGAATGGAGGCGTGTGTATAGCCCTCGCGGGAAATTTATTTCTCATGGAGGTGACCATACATAACTCTTCAAGATGTTTTCTGGATTGTGTCTATCTGCTGGATTCTCGTCCAAGCATGGGACAAGTTCCATAACAGAAAGAAGTGAGCCGTCTGTTCACAGCAGAACGGCTCACGGTTGTTTGAGCGCTAAGCTCTCGACCTACTAACTTGTATGCTCGTGGCAACCGTCTGGGTTCCCACCGCAGGGGACATCTGTTACCAGCAGGTGTTCCCTGTGTTATTATTATAGACCTTTACAGAAGCGTTGTCAAATAATTTTTTAATAACTTTTTTAGATTTTTCCCACATTCCCAATCTTTCAAGACTTCCGTTTGGAGGTCTTTTTTTCTTTTTCGGGATTTTTCGAGAAGGGAAGGAAGCCTTTTGGGCTGAAATCTATTTGGGGGGCTTACCGCGCGGAAATGCCCGAGCGCATATCCCCCGCCCCCGGTGCTATCCAGCAGCAGCCGGAACCGTTGGACGGTGCCGGACGGCACAAGATCCAGGAAATGCAAGCTGTCCACGCTATACAAACACATTTTGACCGTATCGGCGTGAATGATAAAACGAACGCAACAAAATAAATATTTGGTTGCGTTCAAGGCTATAAAGGCATACGTAAAAATGCAATATTTATTGAAAATGTTCTGATTCCTCCGTGTTTTGCTGTGTTTTCGTGTCCTTGTATCGTGGACTAGGGACATGTGCTTATATTGTAGACATTTCGGCGATTATGTGCGCGTATAAAACACTGTAAAAATCAAACTTCCCACGCAAAAAGAAACTAAATAAATTTGTATTTCCCTATTGACAACCAAATGTATTTGGTGTATAATGTCCACGTAAACAAAAAAGCGCCCCCGAAGCCGTCGCAAGCAAACCGGGGGCGCGCCACACAAGGAGGCACCGCTATTATAGCACGACCTCCGCAGAATTACAAGGAGGAATATTATAATGATTATCAACAGGAAGAACTATCTATTACTAGAAAAGCGCGGCTGCAATTTTAATGGCGGCGTCCCGGTCACCACTAAAAGCGACGTTGGAAATTATCGTGTGTGCACGATGGGCGAGACGATCCCCGGCAAAGACGGCCGGAATTATTTCCTTGAATTCTCCCTTTGGCAGAACCGCAGCCAGCCGCGCTATACCAATAAGCGAACCGGCGCACCACTGAAACACCCCGTGCGAGAGACCATCAACCCCATTGGACTACACATCGACACGCAATACACCGACGAAAGCGGCCAATCTTGGCGCAATCTCAACTTGGAGCAGCGCATCCACAAACAGAACCCCAGTTACACCACGGCCGAGATTCTCGCCATTGCAAACGAGATCAGCGCGGAACACTACGACGGCATTAAATGGGTTTGTTCTTTCTGCGAGACCGTCGAGCATGGCGCGAACTTTACGCCGGCCGCCCTGATTTCCACCTATGCGAAAAGAAACCGCATGGAAATAGACTCCCGGTTCGGGACTCTCTGTCTCAGGCTTTACACCGGGACATATAAATATCTGGCCTACGATGTCCGCAGCTTTGGCGGCCGCGATACTGTAACCGTTATTCTTGAGGAGGTGTAAACATGAACATTAACCAGATCATGGGCGAGCTAGCCCAGTATATCCGCATGCAGGAAGAAGCCGCCGCAATGGTGGAGACCCTGAAAGATCAGCTCAAAGCCCAGATGCAGGCCGCCGGGGTTGACACCTTGGCGGGTGCGGAGCACAAGGCCACTTACAAAGCCGTCACAAGCTGCCGAGTGGACACGACCGCCCTAAAAAAAGACCTGCCGGAAATCGCCGCCCGATACACAAAGACAACGGAAGCCCGTAGATTTACGTTTGCATAAGGAGGTAAAACCATGAAAACATACATTTTTACAGCAAGCAAAACCGGGGAAAACGTGGATTTTGAAACAACAATTCAGGCAAAAGCGGAACCCGGCTTTTGGGACTGCTACGAGTTAGCAGCCTCCCACGGGTGCGAGTTCTGGACTTGTGAGGAGGTCGGCGCGTGATTATCCTTGCGATTCTGTTTTTCCCGCTGCTGGTGTTGGCGGAGCTGCTGAAAATAAGCAAATAATGTGCAAGCCGTCCGGGCATTGTCCGGGCGGCTTTTCTTTCTGGCCGCGTCCAGATCAGGCGCGGCGTTTCCCGTTTGCCCTGCCAACGTGGCGGGGATTTTCTCTTGCTATGCTCTGTAAGGCTCTCAGCGGCTTTCTACGCGGCTTTTATTCTGGTAATATAAATTAACGCCAAGCATCGTTCCCGCCTTAAAACGGGCACGTATGGGCGTCACGCAATGCTACACGGCATTTTATGCAGCGTGTGGGGCGCTCAGCGCCCGCCGTTGCCCCTATTGCTGCGCCGGATATATCA